CTTGCAAGCACAGTACCTGCAGGTTCTGTTGGCGGAGAAGATCCAAATACTACTAGTGCATTGGTCAGTCAAACAGCAGTAAATGCCGCTAATACACCTGATCCGGGTGCCAATGCTATGGGAAGTTTTAATCAGACACCTGATAATTTAGAAAAAGCAGGTATACTTAAACCAGGTGCAAGTGTAGTAGCAAACAAATTAATAGATCAAGGCAAGTCTTTTTCAGAAGCTATGCCAGCAACATTATGGACAGGAAACGGGGCAACCGACTTCTCGTCTTATTTAAACAACACTTCATTGCAGTCAAGTATTCAATCATCGTTGTTAGGTGACGCATCAGCATCATTGATTGGTGCAGGAATAATTAGTGGTGCAGAAAGTTTAACACAAACCGCTGGCTTGATTATGGCTGCTGCCGCATTAGGTGTGACAGCAGTATCAGGATTTGTTAACACTAGTTCGGGTAAAGGGACAGCAACTCCTGCTGATACTAATAGTACTATTGGACCAATTAACGATTTAGTTGCCAGTGGTAATTACGCTGCCAGAATGGCAGATCAAACTACTAGTGGTATTAATCCCACGTTATCAACTAATGGTTCAGCAAAAGGTGCAGTAGCTGGTACATTTGGTACAGTCACTGATGCATATAAACCTTTTAAAGCAGGTGTTCCTATTAATTTAGGTAAACAAAACACATTACCGAAATCACCGACAGCCGATCAAGTAACGTTAGCAGGTATACCGGGTGGACTCTCTGCTACTAGTAACTTAGTAGACATTTCTGTATTACTAGCAAGTATAACTAAATCTAAAGAATTGCAAGCTTTGGCCGACAACGCGGCAGGATTACCCACTACAATAAATACTGATCTCATTCGTATACGATTAGCAGCCGGACAGACTAATTTAGAAAAATTAGCATTGAATGGATTAACGCATGAACAAATCGTTAGATTGTATAGCGCAGTAAGTGCGTTAACAAATGGATCTTCTATTACCATTCAATTACCAACAGTTGGAGTTAATACAACTAGTGCTAGTGATTTGGCTCTTAAGATACAGACTGAACAGTTGATTGATCCTGACGCAAAACCTTCTGCTCAACAATTAGTAGATTCTAATAACACAAATAATATAGTAACTATTAACACAACAAATGAACCAGCATTGTCAAGAGCTATCATTGAAGCTACGATATTGACTCTTTCAACTGAAGAAACTAAGTATCAAACAAGAAAAACTAGACTTAAAGACGAGTATGATTACGCTAAAACTACGTACGGCCCTGATGCAACAGAAACAGTAACTGCATACGATAATTACAAAACAATTATCAAACAGATAACTGCGGTTCAGACTCAGGTCTTGGATTTGATGAAAAAACTAAACTAAATACTATATAGGATAAAATATGGCAGTATATATAGGATTCAGCACACAACGTTTCAATTTACCTAGAAACGAGAGTATTACTGTTGGTGTCGATGGTGGTTCGGGCAGTTTGACACAACCTATTCAAATTGGTAAGAAGTTTAGATTAATAGATGAGCAACTTATCCTACAAGATTTTATAAATGCTTTAAATATCCCACAAGGTACAAAGCCGGGTAAGCCTAGTTACGGTACAACTATCTGGACATTTGTATTTGAACCCAACACTCCTGACATGCAGTTCCAGTTAGAAAATGAGATACGTAGGGTAGCAACACAAGACCCTAGATTGATTCTTAATTCAGTAATATCGTACCCGCAAGAAAACGGCATATTGATTGAAGTTGAAGTAGCCGTAAGCCCCTTTAATAACGCCGGACAGCTACAGATTTTCTTTGACCAGCAATCTAACTCGGCGTCATTAGTCTAAAAATACGGTTTTTTCTTTGTGATAAATACATAAAAGAGAAACAGTATATGGCAACAAGCTCAAGACAATCTTCGATATTTGGTACCAATGATTGGAAAACCATTTATAAAACATTCCGTCAGGCTGATTTTCAAAGCTATGACTACGAAACCATACGTAAAAGTTTTGTAGACTATCTACGATTATACTACCCTGAAACGTTCAACGATTACGTAGAATCAAGCGAATATATTGCATTGATGGACGTAATGTTAAATACCCGTGAAAATTTTATTGATACCGCAGAACGTAGGGATTCAGTTGTCAAACTAGCAAATTTAATTGGCTACAATCCAAAACGTAATCTAAATGGTCAAGGTTATTTAAAAGTAACTAGTATTTCTACTACAGAAAATATTAATGACATTAATGGGCTAAGCCTAAATAACATTAATGTTCTATGGAATGATCCTAGTAATGTAAACTGGCAAGAACAATATAACACTATCATTAATGCTAGTTTAGTAAACAGTCAACGTATTGGACGTCCGGGTAATACTCAGACGTTGTTGGGTGTTAAGACTGACGAATACTCAATAAGTATCCCACCTGGCAAATCTCCGGTCGTACCATTTAGCGCAACAGTCGATGGGTCAACTATGGACTTTGAGGGAGTGAGTGTATCTAGTATAGACCAAGATTATCTATATGAAATTCCACCTGGCCCTACTGGCATCTTCAATATCTTATATCGTAATGATAAATTGGGTTACGGTAGTCCAAATACAGGGTTTTTCATGTACTTCAAACAAGGTACATTACAACCTTTTGATTTTACATTGGATCAACAGATTTCTAATCAAACAGTTGACATTGATATACAAGGTATTAACAATACTGATACATGGTTATATCAATATGATTCTGCTTCTAACACCTATTCACAATGGGATGAAGTAGAAAGTGTATATGCAAATGCCAATCTTCAAACTAATACCAGTTTGCGTAAGATTTTTTCTGTAGTTTCTAGATTTAATGACCAAGTATCTTATGCATTTGGTGACGGAGTATTTAGTGAAATCCCAGTTGGAAACTTTAGAGCATACATTCGTGCAGGTAATGCAAGTCAATATACAATTGACCCTGCTGAAATGCAAGGCATAATAGTAAACATTAATTATGTAAGTAGAGTTGGTCGTGTGGAGACATTGACGCTTAACTTAGAGTTACCTTTACCAGTTACAAATGCTCAAGTACGTGAATCATTAACTGAAATCAAAGAACGTGCACCTACAAGATACTATACACAGAATCGTATGGTCAATGGTGAAGATTATAACAACTTCCCATATACTTTGTTTAGCTCAATCATTAAGAGTAAGGCTCTAAATAGAGGTAGCGTAGGTGTAAGTCGTAGTTTTGATTTATTAGATCCTACAGGTAAATATTCTAGTTTAAATAGTTTTGCTGATGACGGCGGTCTATATGAAAACACTTCACAAGATGCAGTAGCATTCACCTTTAATAATGACAATGATATCTACACATTTTTAACAGAAAATATTAGAGCAGATATTGCAGGTCACCGATCACAACAATACTACTGTCAGCATTACACAAGATATCCTGTCAATACAACTAGTGGTGATGGTACTATTAAGTGGAAGCAAGTTGGATATAACAACACCAATGTTACTGGATATTTTTATAATACATTAGCAGTACCGGTAGGACAATATAGTAGTGGTAACTTACGTTATGTTACTCCTGGTGCACTTTTAAAATTTCAAGCACCAGCTGGATACTACTTTGACGCTAACAATCGTTTAGTATATGGTATACCTAGTATATCTGATTCAACTACGTTTTGGACTAGTGTTTCAGCAGTAGTAGGTGACGGTTATAACGGAGGGGAAGGTTTATTAATTAACGGAGCCGGACCTGTAACATTAACTGGCAATGTACCAACAACCGCATTGATAGTAGAAATCATACCAGTATTTGATAATGTACTTTCTAGAACAGTTATAAATGAATGTATTAACAGAATGAATTTAAATCAAAGTTTTGGTTTAAAATACAATAACTCGTTGACTTCAATACAAGAACGTTGGAGTGTTATTACGTATGATGATCCAAGATGGTTCATTAAGTTTACTAGTGATGGTAGTAACAGATATATTGTTTCTACTAGATCATTATCATATTTCTTTGGTAGTGTTCGAGATACTCGTTTTGTATTTGACTCTAATAAAGTAGTATACGATCCATATAGTGGTAAATTGTTCCGTGATAATATTGTTATATTACGCACAAACAACCAACCTGATAGCACAAGTGCATTAGCAAGAGAACTAACATTAGATGTAGTTGGGCAAAATGTAGAAGCAGACGGTTATGTAGATGACTTTGCTATTGAAGTATCAAGTGCAGACAGTAATAATAGTAGCATCATTCGTGATCCTGACTTCTTTAAAACTATTACAGGCTATACAACTGGTACAACTAACACACGCTACTATACATTCTTTGAGCAGACCTTAGATACATTATTATTATCTAGGTCACAAATGATTTCTAGTGTAGATGTAGTTTACAGCTATCCAACAGTAGCAGCCATTGAGATTGTAAAATATGAATATCCTGTAGGACAATTATTCTATGCATATTCAGAAGGTACTTTCTATAAAAATACAGAAGATCCAATTGTAGAAAACATATTGTATTTGGTACAACAATTAGCGTATAGTGTTTCTACTGGTAGACAAGGATTATTTTTCCAATATAAGCATATTTCTAACAACACAACACGTGTTGATCCTGCTACAAGTAACATCATTGACTTATATGTTGTTACGCAAAGTTATTATACACAATATCAAAATTGGTTACGTGATACAACCAACACAGTACCAATGCCAGATATTCCCACGATGAGTGAGTTGCAACAACTATACGGTAAGCTTGATGGATACAAAATGATAAGCGATAGTATGGTGTTAAATAGTGTAAGATTTAAGCCATTGTTTGGACACAAAGCAGAAGAACAATTGCAAGCTACTATAAAAGTTATTAGATCCTCAACCACAACAGCAAGTGATAGTGAAATTAGATCCAGAGTATTAGAAGCAATGAACACCTATTTTAGTATAGACAATTGGGACTTTGGTGATACTTTTTATTTTAGTGAGTTAAGTGCATACCTACATAGTCAAGTCGGGGACTTAGTTAATTCTATTGTACTTGTACCCAATGATCCTGAAATGCAATTTGGTGATTTGTATGAGATACGCTCCGCACCATATGAAATATTTGTTAATGCGGCACAAGCAACCGATATTGTAGTGATTTCAGCACTAACGCCTAAAGAGTTACAAATTACAAGATAAAAGAAAGTATAACAGATGGTTTCAAGAGTTAGAACAATAAATTTCTTACCAGACATATTCAAAACTAAAGCCAACGAACAGTTTCTGTCAGCGACTCTGGATCAACTTGTTAGTCAACCTAACACGATGAAGGTCCAAGGGTACATTGGTAGTAAGTTTGGTTATGGAATTAATGCAAAAGATGGGTATGTTGTAGAACCTACTAAAGTAAGAACTGACTACCAACTTGAACCTAGTGTAGTTTTCTTAAAAAAGAATACTGCAACAGCAGTTGATTTACTTACTTATCCTGGATTAATTGATGCATTAAAACTAGAAGGTGGCATCACCGACCAGCATGACAATCTATTCTCTAATCAATTCTATTCATGGGATAGTTTTACTGATTTAGATAAGTTAATCAATTACAATCAGTACTACTGGTTACCATTGGGTCCAGAATTAGTTACCGTTTCTACCAATGACGTTTATAGCCAAACAGAATTCACTGTAGTACCTAATGGAAATTATATTAACTTTAGTGCAGATAACTTAATTGTACCTGGCAATAACCCAACAATCAGTTTACTACGCGGTGGCACATATCAATTTGTTGTTAATCAATCATCGCAATTTTGGATTCAAGGTACACCTGGTCTTAAAGGTACTGACCCAGTTCATACCAACATAGGTACACGAAATATATATGGTCTAACTAACAATGGTACAAGCTCAGGGGTAATGACATTCCAAGTTCCATTTCAATCAGATCAAAGCTATGCGTTTTATCCAAGCACACAATCTGTTGATTTATTAACCACAAAATCTTGGGATGAAATTAATGGCATGCGTGTCAGAGATTTAGGCAATATTGATGGTGTTGTATCGCTTGACGGAAGAACTATTGTGTTCTACGGTAATAGTCCTACTGCACAAGGTTACATTGGGGAATTCTATGATGAATTTTCATTTGATGAAGATAATCCGGTAGTTAAACCATATGAAGATGGATACTATACAGATTTAAACAAAAACATATATAGAATTAGTTATGTTGGGGACCCAGATGATCCTGTAATTCGTGTCACCGAACATGCTACTATCGTTCAACTAGATAGAATCAAAGTATTGTATGGTGACGAGTTTGCATTCAATGAAGTATATACTGATGCTTTAGCTAATATGTACATAGTACCGTACTTAAGTGCTTTAGCAGATACATTGTATTACCAAGATGGTTCAAATGTTGACCGTGTTGGTGTTATTAAAATTATTATGCTATTTCTAACATAGGTAAGAAAACATTTACTAGTCCTAATGGTGTACAATTTACTAATGGATTAAAAGTAACTTTTGCGGGCAACATATATCCAGAATCATATTTTGGTAATGAATACTATGTTGAGGGTGTAGGTACTGCTATTACACTATTGCCTGTGACAAACTTTATCGTCCCTGAACCAGCCGGACAAGCATATTACAACCCTTATAGCGTAAGCCCATACGATACAGAAGCATATGATAGTGCATCCAACGTACCTTTAGCTAAAGACTACATTACTATTAGCAGAAACAGTTATGATAGGAATGCATGGAGTAGAAGTAATCGTTGGTTCCACGTTGATGTATTACGTGCAACAGCACAATATAGAGGTAATGAAGCACCGGTTGTACTTGAAGCGTTGAATAATTCAAACTTCCGTGCTAAACGTCCTATTATAGAATTTTATCCTAACTTAAAGTTATATAATCAAGGGTCAGTTAGTAAAGGATCAGTTGATTTTGTTGATTCAGTAGTTACAGATCCTTTTGGTTATGATGGTTCAACACCTATTTGTTCTGGTGCAACAACCTTTTATCCAAATAGCGGAACCAGTGCAATACCGGGTGGTGTAAAGATTGTCTTTACTGCGGCAGAAGATATAAATGTTAGAAACAAAGTATACCTTGTAACTTACTCTAACATTACAGGTTCGCCAACAGCTACACCTGTAATTACATTAACTGTTGCAGCCGACGGTGATGTAAGTGCAAACGATCAAGTAGTAGTAACTGCAGGTGATTATATTGGTCAAACATATCACTTTAATGGAACAGACTGGATCAGTGG